AATTTCGAACCAACCGTTTTGCACCATGTAATCATGATCCCGCACCGTCGTCGTGCTGGGTATGATGTGCTCAAACGGAAAGCTGTGATTGGTCTGCACGTATGCGCTCAACTCAAACCGCTCGTCATTGGTCAGCTCAGGAAAGCAAGCGACCAACTTCTCCAGCGTCGCCGCTTCGTGTACGTGGATGAGGTAGTCCGTATCCACTTGCAGCGCGTTCTGTACGCCGTCGGGGTGGACTACGATACCGAACACGGTGGAAGCCGCTTCGCCTTCTGCCTGAATGAGTACGGGCCGCGAGATGTTGTAAAGTTCTCGCGTGATTTGGTACGCTCTTCGTTCGCTTGTCTGCGTGGCGGTTGGTAGAACTATGATGTACTGCATCAGTAGATTGAATAGAAGGTGTTGATGTTGTCCTCGATGTTCGTGCGGTCGGTAGATTTGTCAGAGCTGTAAATAACAATCTCTTGAAGATTGCCATAAACTTGTCGATTGTTCTCGCGTGACATTAACCTGTTAAAACTTGCTACACCGCTTACAGCTGTTGGGCTTTCAGTCGCTATTGTTCCGCTTTGGTAAACATTCAAAGAATTACTTGAGCTTATCGTATACGTATTTAAAAAATATCCAATCGTGGTCAAACTTGAGTGATCATAGTTATTACTACTTACACGGTATCTGACACTGCCCGCCGATGTTATTCCAAACTGGTCTGAGCCTGACTGCTGACCTAACCAGCCGCCATTGACTTGCGGAATGCTTGTAGTATTTATAGCCATAAAAACGCTTTGCGAAGTAATTGAAGAGGTATTGAGATACCCTCCGTCAAAAGTCATAGCAGGCTTTGACCCTTCCGTCACAACGCCCGTCGTGCCGTCGTAAATTTTCGGCATATTCGCCGTCGTCGTTTGCGTGGCGTCGTTTGAGTTGGAAGACTGGTCGTACCAGTAACGAATGAACCCATCGTTTGACCCACAGTGAGCAGCCAAGGCAACCGTGTCAAGCTCTCCAAAAACATTGGGGTAGATGTCGGCGTAACTCGTGCCGTTCCATACGTTTATCAAAGCCCCTGTATACGTCGAGTCCAAAAGCCGCAAGGAATAAGCAGCCGCCGCCCCGCTGTACGTGTCGAGCAGTGGCGTGTTTTGGGTGAAGTAGTCGCCTATGTTTTCTTCGATGTCGGTGCGGACGCTGGATTTGTTGGATGCGTATGCGATAACCTCCTGAATGTTACCGCTCCAAAGGGTGTCGCTTGAGGGTGTTGAACCGCCGTATCTACCGCCTACACTTGCATAATCGAAAGCAAGTGCAGGGTAAGAAATACTTACACTATCTCCCGCCGTGCCGTTAGCATATACCGACAAATTCGAACCTGTACTTATTGCGGTGTTCAAATGCTGTGCCGTTCCTACCGCCGCGCTACTTTTTGGCAGGCTTGTAGTAGATGTAGAAAAATCTCGAATAAATGCGCCGCTTTTGTTGTCATTTGCCGCCAAGATTCCAATTTGGTCATTTTGCGCAAGTGTGGAATTCGCGCCATCTAAGAGGCTGAAAGTATATTGGAAGCTACTTGTGTCTGAAGTTTGCGCCACGTGTAGCATTGTGAATTGTTGTGCAGTTCCTTCGAATGAATTTTGTGCAACGGTATTATAGAGAATATCGTCACTACCATCAAATTGCACCGCCACCTTGCCGCCCTCCTTCACCAACGCGCCACCCGTGTAAATCGTTGGCTCTGCTCCTGTACTCGGTGCGGTCGCTGTATTCCCGTTTCCTGATTGGTCAAGCCACTGATACACCGTGCAGGAAGTGCCTGAACAGAAGGTTTCAATGGCTGCCTCGTCGATGTTGCCTGAACCGTCGAAGCCTATGGTTTGAGTTGTCGAATCCGAAGCCCTGCGAATTACCATGCAATCGGTTACGTTGCCATTCAGCCGCCGCGTGGAGTACGCCGCTTCCGCGCCGCTTCCGTAGCTCTCATTTAAGAGACCCGTAAACGATGGAGCCGCTGTTACCTCTTCCCACGTTTGAATCAACGTAAACGGTGGAGTGCCGTAAGTGTCTCCGTCCCTGAAGCCTTCGAACGTGCTTTCCGTTGCGCTGTATGCTGTATCGTCTGCAAAGGTGTGGATCAAAGTAAAGTCACCAATGACCGCCCCGCTTTCAAGGAAGCCCGCCTTTTGGTAAATCTTGCGCTTGATAACCTTGCCCGCTGTAGGCGTGTCGCTTTCTGGGTCTATGAAGATTCCATCCCCGTCAGCCTTGACCGTATACACGCGCTCGGCAAATGGCGTAATTGCTTGCTTGTTAACTTCCGCTTCATCTTCAAAGCGGTTAGTAAAATTCGGAAGCGACTTAAATACATTGGCCGCTCCGTCAAAAATCAAAGCCTGATTACCCGTAGGCGTGCCCGCTATCGTTACGTCGCTCAGGTCGTTCAATGCGCTGGGTACTGCGCTGGTGTCTGCTTTTGCATTGAGTGCCGTTTGCGTAGCTGTAGAGACGGGCTTATCGTCGTCGCTCGTGTTATCTACGTTGCCCAATCCAATATCTGACTTATGTACCGTATCGTTTACCCACTCCTGACCGTCATACATCAAAACCTCGCGGTCTTCTAACAAACCTAAATTAACGTCAGTCAAATCGTTCAGCTGTTCAGCGCCGCCCGCGTCGTCTGCCGCTTCCCAGTTGCCCGTGGTGCTGTTGTATGCAATCAGCTGACCGTTAGTGACGCCGCTCACATCTACGTCGGAAAGGTCGCCAAGCTCTGCACCCGTCACTGGTGTGCCTAACGCTATCTCGATGTCGTCGCGCTTGATGCGAAAGGTGAACTTTAGCACCTGACTGTATCGGCGTGGGTCGTATTCAATCTCGACATCAACGTCATTGAACTGCACGCTTTCTACATTGACGCCGTTGTACGTTCCGCTCACGCGATCCAGTGCAGCACGGACTGCTACGCCTAAGTCAGCAGCTTCGTTGTAGCTGTCGGCATAGCACAGAAATTCAAACCGCACCTCGTCAAGCTTAGAGGGTCCGTCGTGCGTATCCTCTGGCGCTACGCTCTGCAGCTGGTAAATAACAAAAGGCGTGACCGCTTCCTGCTCTGCAATCTCTGGAAAGATGCGTGTGCCTACGATGTCAGTGACGCCAGAGTTGGCGCTCAAAATTCCATATACTGCTTTGCCTGCGTTCATTTCTTCTTTGCTTTTGCTGCCTTGTTTATCGCCTTCTGGTACTTCGTTCGCATCATAGTAAACGCTTCGTTGCGCTTGTTACGTATCGAGCGTTCAAAGACGCCCTTGTTTCTGCCTTCGCCAAACTTGCCGTCACCGCCTTCTACAATATTGGCAAACCATCCGTCAGAATCAAGCGGCATGCGGCGCCCTACTCGTGGACCGACCCAGTACGTGTTGGCCTGCTTGTCAATCAACCAAACGCGCACCGAACGGTTGAGCGTGCCGATCGGAATATCAAGGCCTTTCTGCTTGCCTCGGCGTATACGGATAACTTCACGCGCGTCCTTGATGTTTGTCTGCATCTCGTCCTTGTACACCTTGCCAACCGCGCGGTGGATACGTCGCTGCACGTTTTTGTCGGCGATCTGCTTGCGCATGTGCTCCAGCTGCTTCATCAGCGGCTTGACGTCTACGCCGATACCTTCGAAGCCAGTACCTGCGCCCTTCATTTCTAAGCTGCCGCGTGCCATCAGGTTCCAGTAATTTGACAAAGCAGCACAAGCTGGTCCTGTCGGCCAACCTCCTCGATGCCTTGGATGTTGTAATACTTCGAATTGTACACCACGCGGTCGTCAGCCTTAATGCCTCGGCTGTCGCTGCTGCTGCGAATCTTAAAGCGCACGCGCTGCACGGGCATGTCCTGATCCGTAGTAATGCGCTCGGTCATGCCTTCGCCCGTCTTCATCAGCTCGGCCCATACGGTCAGCAAGGTACTCCACGTCTGCACGCGCTCGCCGTATGCGTTCGTGCTCGTGGTGTATCGTTCTACCGTAATGCGTCGGTCGCTCTTGCCTATTCTCATCGGTCAGAAATTACGCGGTAAGGATTCAGCAAGCTGTGGATGAGGTTGGGCACTTCGCTGGTGATAGTACCCACCACGACAATGTTGCGATTCTCATAGAAGTGTGCCACGAGCAGCTTGATCGCGTGAATCAAACCGTCAGGCACCTCGGCCTCAAGGTACCCCAATTCCATGGTTACCTGCACGCCGTTGCTTGTATCTGGGTGCACAGTCGGCGGTGAGATAGTTGTGATGCGTGCGGGCTTGCGCTTCAGGTCCGTGTAGTATTGCGAGGTGCTCAAGGTCAGCGTCGTGCTCGGTGTGTTGTTGTAGACGATGCTTGTGATGCTGCGAACAGGTCCCACGGGTATCTCCCACGTACCACGGAACTCGTCGAGATACATGACCGCCGTGACGTCGCCCAGCTGCACGTTGCAGTAGTTCTGCACGTATTCGATGGCCGCGCTGCGTAGCGCCTCGATCAGCGTGTCTTCGTCGCTGTGGTCTACGCGCAGGAATGTCTTGAGGTCGGCGGTGCTGACGATGCTGGACTCTGCAGCTGCGCCAGTAATCTCTAAAGTGTAGTACATGGGTGCAAGATAAAAAAAAGGCCCCGCATGGTTGCGAGGCCCTTTCTCATTCAATCAATCTACTCTTATGCGTCGGCGTTTGCAATAGTGGCGTTAGCCATTACCATAGCACCGAGCGAACCGCTGCGTCGAACTTTTGCGTCAAAGAAAGTGTCAACTACAATCTTGACAGTCCCTGCTGAGATGCCAGAGAATGGGTCAACAGTTACGTCGAGGCCGCCCCAATTAGCGTAAAACATGTCAGTCCAGTCACCGTAGTAACCAAAGTACACAGCAGTCAAACCGTCAGCTGCAACAGCTGCCGCGCCTTCAATCAAGTTGTCGCCCTCTACAGCAGACAAATTTTGAACTGGTACAGAACCGCTGTTCAACACGTTGTAGCCAAAGATGGCACCGTTCTCAATCAATGGCGATACGCTGCTAACATTTGGCTGACCCAAAAGGTGTGCGTATGTGGTTGGGTGAAAAACGAACGCGGTGTTATTCTCTGCACCGTTTGCCGTGATGGCTGCCCACAAGTCGCGGATGTCCTCAGCGTCAGTTGCAGCCAAGTCATTCGTACCTGATTCAGTAGCCAAAACGATTTGACCAGTACCACCTGCCAAGTCGGCTGCACCACCAACACCGCTGATGCTGTTGAGTGCAATCTTGTCCTGCACGTTGGCGATAGATCGGCCAAAGTCAGCAGCAATCACAGCGGCCATGTTGCCGTTGGTTTGGTTGATAGCCTCCTTGGTCACGATCATCTGCTGCGCGATGCGCTGCGGTGACAATGTCTGTGCACCCATGGCGCCAGTGTTGCCAGTTACAGAAGCACCTTCTGCTGGTTCCTCTGCTGCGTCAGTTGGCAGTGATGGCATCTTGATGTCACCAACAAAGCCGTTGAGCTGTGTGGCTCCAGTAGCTGCGAGCAAAGAGTTAGAACGCAAAGCGCCAACCAACTCAGTCACCTCAGTGGCTACAGTTGTAACTGCATCAGCTACGCCTGCTTGTCCTGAATCCACACCGTATACGTTACGAGCCTCAACCAACATGGATTGTGGAATGCTGAAGTCGCCGCGCAAGCCGAGGCCCAAGGCGCTGGCTTCCTTGCGTGCTTCCTGCATCACCTCCTTTTCGAGGCCAGTCACGCCACCTTGTGCAGCTTCGCGCAAAGCCTTACCAAAGTCAAACTTGGCGTTGGCCTTGATTGCTTCCTTGTCGCTTCGTACAACGGCATCTTGTGCAACGGCACGAGCCTTGAGGCGCTGTTCGTTTTTTGCCAAGCCGTCGCGCTGCTGTTCAGCGGCTTCGAGCTTGTTGTGGATGTCTTGCGTTTCTTCCAATTCCTCAGAAGTCAACGCTCGCTCCTCGGTTTCTGCGAGGGCGTTGATGTTGGCCAACTTGTCCTCCAGCTGAGAGATGTAGCGGGCCGCATCATTTGAGTTGCGAAAATTCATAATCTTTATTTGTTTTGCGGGCTTACTCTCCGCTGTTTGCTCAAAGGTACGCACTTCCTGCTTTTCAGGTTGCGCCTCCGATTTCGTTTGTACTTCTTCTACTGGCTCAGGCTTGACCTCTGCCATTTGCCGCGCTGCCACCGTCGTCGTTGGGTACGCTGGGTAGGTGACAGGCGACACGTCGAGCAGCCGCGCCATCTTAGTCACAGTGCGTGTGCTGCGGTCCTCGCTCCACTCCTGCTCGGCGATGGTGAACGCAAAGGATGACTGCGTAATGTCGCCGCGCTTGATCAGCTTGTACAGGTCGCGCCCGTCTTGCGTGTCGGCCAAAGCTGCTCGGTACTTGAGGCCGGTGTCGTCGATGCTCAACTCCAGCGTGCCGTTTGTCGTGCGTGCCATCGGTGCGCCGTCGTGATTCAGCAACAGCCGCACGTCGTCCTCTATGACGTCATCAAAGGCGCCGCGTGCAATTTCTTCTTTGAAATATCCGAGGTCAGTGCGCTGCTCAAAGTTGGCAGCATAGCCCTCGATGACCAGCGAGTCATCGCCAGCGGCTCGCACCTCTGCGGTTCGCAGCTCTACGTTCTCGCCGTATTTGTTGCGCAGCTCTGACAGCTGGCTTTCATTCTTTTCTTCCATTTGTTCTACTTTTTTCTTGGCCCACGGCAGCATCGACTTGCCGCCCCAAGCGTCATACATCAAACCGCCACAGCCTTCGTCGTATGGTACGTCAGCATTTTGTGCGTGGCGGCTTAGGAAACTGTAAACGCGCTTTATCGTGTCGTCGCTTAAGCTCTCGCGGTTGGCGATTTGACTGGCGCGGCGCTTACCGACTGGCGTGCCGCAACTGCCCCAGCCATTTTCCTCAGCGTACTTGAGCGCACGCTTGGCGTTATTCACTGCGCTATCTGGATAGTCCTTAGACACCGCTGCTGAGTTTAGTGCTGTATTCGTCGAGCTTGTCCAGCGCGATCTGATTGACTTGGACCATGTGGGCGTCGCCACCTTGTACGCTGTTCATGTCTTCCGTGCGTCGTGCTTCGTTGATGCTCATGATGCCCGCCTTGACTAACGTGTCGTAATACTGGGCGCGGCTCACGCTGTCGCCTCGCAAAAGGTCTGCAAGGTCGAAGCGCGTAAAGTGTGTGAGGCGCTCGTCGGGTGCAATGAGCTTGCAATTCATCTCCTGCTCTATCTGCCGCGTCCATGGAACGATGGTGTACTTGGCAAACTGGATGGCCTGCTGCTCCGTGTTGCTGTACGTCACGTTTGACTGCACACCCACGAGGCTCGGCGGCACGCCAAAGATTCGGCATATCTCCTGATTCAAAAAGTCGCGCTGCTCGGTGAGGCTCGCGTTCTCAGGATCAACTGCAATGCGGTCGTAGCGGAATCCAAACGGCAGCAGCTTTGTGCCGAGCTGGTCGCCGCTGTTGTTCCAGCTGTCTTTGATGATGTCTATCTGCTCTTTCTTCAGCGGCTCGTTGCTGGACAGGATACCCGTCATGTTGCCTGAGCTACCAAAAAACTCAGCAGCAAAATCC